TACAAAGTAGTCCTATATCCAGATTATTACAATCTGCTATGGATACGTGTGATAAAATGACAGATTATTTTAATGGCATTGATTTTAAAAAAGTTGATCATAATGGTAAACCTATATTTACTTTAAAAGAAGTATCTAGTGTTATGAAAGATATAGGCGACATTGTGTCTTCATTAGAGTCATTAAAAGATAAAGTTGAAAAAGAACAAATGGAACGTGGTTCTATTAGGGGTGGTACTGGTATAGGAATGTTTGAAAGGTAATTTATGTTTGAACTACCATTAAAAAAGACTGTTAATTCAGATAAGTTTAGGCAACCTGCTATATTTTTTGATAAGCATGGTGTTTATACATTTGCTCCTCCAGGCACTAGTGAATATATAAGGTATTGGACGACAGAACTAGAAAGATGTCAATATGGATTTATTGCAGAGGATGGTGATTGGATATCTGGTTACTATTACTTCTATTTAAATTATAGCAGAATTATAGTTGTAAAGGAAATTGTAGTTGATCTTGGCAATGGGCGTACAAAGAAAAAAAGAGAACGTGTCGAATCATTTCCTTATTTTTGGGACTATGATAGAGCATATTACGATGCTGTAGAACTAGCAGAAACAAATGGTCGACATCTTGCAGTAATTAAAGCAAGGGGCAAAGGTTATTCTTTTAAGGGTGCTTCTATGTTAGTTCGTAATTATTATATGTTTAGGGAATCTGTATCTTATGCTATTGCTGCAGAAACAGAATTCTTAACAAAAGATGGTGTATTATCTAAGGCTTGGGATATGATGGACTTTATAGATAATAATACTGGTTGGTACAAACATAGGCAAGTTAAGAATAGTTCTATACATAGGCGTGCATCTTTTATAGAAAATGTAAATGGTGTTCCTATTGAGCAAGGTTACAAATCAGAAATTATAGGTATATCATTAAAAAATGATGCTCAGAAAGCTAGGGGTAAACGTGGTAAACTCATACTATTTGAAGAGGCTGGTAAATTTCCAAATTTAAAAACAGCTTGGCAAGTAGCAAGGCCTTCTGTGGAACATGATGGTGAAGCATTTGGTTTGATGATTGCTTATGGTACTGGCGGTACAGAAGAAGCTGACTATACAGGCCTTAAAGATTTATTCTATGAACCAGAAGCTTATAACTGTTTACCTATACGAAATATTTGGGATGATGGGGAACAAGATACTCCATGTGGTTTTTTTATACCGCAATCTGCCAATATTGAACGTTTTATGGACAACGATGGTAATACAGATTTTGATCAAGCTACTCAATTTATAATAACAGAACGGGAAAAGGTTATAGCAAATGCCTCAGATCGGACTGCTATAGATAGGCATATATGCGAACAACCATTAACTCCTGCAGAAGCTACCCTTAATATAAGTACTAATATGTTTCCCAAAAAAGATCTTATTAGGCACTTAGCCACTATACGAAACTCTGAATCTATTAAAGGTTTAAAACAAGTAGGTTCTTTATATTTTGATTCTGCAGGCAAAGTAAAATTTGAACAAAACCCCAAACTAAAAGATCTTGTAAAATATAAGATACAAGCTGGTGAAAGTAAAGAGGGAGCTGTTGTAATATGGGAACATCCAGTAGAGAATCCCCCATGGGGATTATATATAGGAGGCTGTGACCCATATGATCATGATACTTCTGTAACTGATTCACTTGGTTCTATATTTATTTATAAAAGACTTCAAGCATTTGAATCATGGTATGACGTACCAGTGGCAGAATATACTGGTAGACCAGATAAAGCAGAAACATTCTATGAAACAGTTAGGATGTTACTAATGTATTATGGTGCTACTTTATTATATGAAAATGAGAAAAAGGGGTTGTTTACGTATTTTGTAAATAAACATTCTGATTATCTTTTGGCTGATCAACCATCAAAACTAAAAGATATTATCAAGGATCTTACTGTTGTTAGGGGCAAAGGAACACATATGAATAAACCAATTAAACAATGGATGGAAACATTAATTAGAGATTGGTTATTAGAAGAGTATGAAGTAGGTAAGAAAAATCTTACAAAAATATTATCAGAACCTTTATTAGAAGAATTGATAGGGTATGACCCAATGCGTGGAAACTTCGATAGAATTATTTCTTTTGGTTTATGTCTTATATATAATGTAGAATTACAACATATTAAAGTTAAAAAGGTTTCTGAAGAAGAAAAGATAGATTTATATCTTTTTAAAAAACCATTGTTTTTAAATAAAATTCCTAATTATTATGTCGCAAAATAATGCAAATGGTTTACCAAACCAAAAAATATCGTTTAAACAAAAAACGGAATCTTGGCAACAAGATACTATAGATTATTATATAGGACGTGTTGGCGTTGGCGGGGAAGACAGTTTTCATAATAGGTATGAACGTATGAATATTGCATATGGCCTATATGATTCTGAATTCGATAAAAATGATTTTAAATATGTTACAGATCCGTATGATGTAGGTGATACATTTCCTGCAAATATTCAGAACTATAATATTATACGTCCCAAAGTTGATTTACTTGTTGGCGAAGAATCCAAGCGTCCAGATGACTTTAGAGTTATTCAAACTAATTATGATGTTGTGTCTACAATTCAAGAAGAATATAAACAACGTCTGATGCAAGTTATAAACGCTAATCTTAAAGGAGAAGAGTTTCCTATTACAATGCAAGATGTACAAAAGTACATGAAGTATAATTATAAAACTACTTCTGAAGAAATTGCATATAATTTATTAAAACATTTAAGAGAAAGTTTAAATATTAAAAATGAATTTCTTAAAGGCTGGTTTGATGCACAGGCTGCTCGAATGGAGATTTATTATACAGGTACTATAAATGGCGAACCTGTTGTGGAACGAGTTGATCCAAGGGACTGTGATTTTGATATAGATTCTACTACAGATTTTATAGATCAAAAAAATTGGTTTCGTAGATCTTTTTATATGTCTCCTTATGCTTTATACGATAGGTTACGGGATTTGTTAGATGAAAAAGATCTGGATAAAATGCTTGATATGATTAGTCAAGGTGGTCCGACTTCTTCATCTAGTAAACTTAGTGCTAGTAAAGATGGTGGAATTAGGTGGTCAGAAAATCTTGCTAATAGATTTATGGGGACTGGTAATAAACCATCTGCATCTGAAGATCTTTATTGTGAACATGTCGTATGGCGTTCTTTTACAAGGATTGGTTTTTTAAGTGTACCACAAGAAGATGGTTCTATGGAGACAGTTGTTGTAGATGAAACTTACCAGGAAATGCCCGATGATATTATTGAATGGGAATGGGTATCAGAAATATGGGAAGGTTATAAAATAGGAGAAGACCTATATAAAGCAAGACCTATTCCATATCAGCATAGATCTATGGAAACCATTAACGATAATAGACTCCCTTATACAGGAGTTGTTTATAATGCTACAAATGCATACGGCAAGTCTCTTATAGAACTTATGAAACCTCTACAGTATATGTATATGGTCATATGGTATAGAATAGAATTAGCTATAGCAAAAGATAAAGGTGCTATTTTAAATATGGATATTACTCAAATACCTAAAAAATATGGGATTGATATAGATAAATGGTTACATTATCTTAATGCATTAGGTATAAATTTTATAAATCCCTATGAAGAAGGATGGGATGTTCCAGGTAGGGAAGGTGGTAAAATGGCGCCATTCAATCAAATATCTGCTCAGAATCTTTCTACTATTACAACTATAGACAGCTATATACAACTCCTTGATAAGATCGAAACAATGGTTGGTGAGATCGTTGGTATAACAAAACAACGGGAAGGTTCTATTAGTACAAGGGAACTTGTGGGTAATGTGGAGAGAGCAGTACAACAATCTTCTCATATTACAGAACCTTTGTTTTGGATTCATAATCAAGCAAAACGAAGAGTATATAACATGTTAATAAATATTGCACAGCATCAATATAGTAATACAGATAAACGTAAATTACAATTTGTTTTATCAGATGGTGCTCGTGCGTTTCTTGATATCACTGAAGATTTTATATATGCAGATATGGATATATTTGTTAGTGATTCTACAAAAGACGCAATGAATATTGAATCATTAAAATCATTGCTTCAACCAGCTATGCAAAATGGAGCTACTATATTGGATGCAGCTGAAATACTTACAGCTGATAATATGAGTATGATTAAGAAAAAATTATCAGATATTGAAGAACGTAGAATGCAAATGGTTCAACAACAACAAGAACAGGAAGCAGCAATGGCAGAACAGGAACTTATGCTAGAGCAGGAAAAGGCAGAAGATGAATATAATCTTAGACTTGAAGAAATAAGGGTTAAGGAAGAAGATAGTATAAGAAAAGCCGAAACAGCTTTACAAGTTGCTATGATGCAGGCAGAGTCTAATTTTGAAGGTAGTCCTGAAGATAATGGATTTGCAGAGTCTTTAGAAAAACAGAAAATGAAATTAGAAGAAACAAAAGCTCGTAGAGATGCCGAACTCAAAGAGCGTGCTCAGCGTGAAACAGAGCGCAAAAATAAAAAAGCGGAAGAACAAAAAGAGAAGGAATTATCTATTAGGAGAATTCAAGCTCGTAAAAAACCAACAACTAAAAAATAATTAATTATGGCTGAAGATAAGAAAGACTTATTTCAAGGATTTGATGCGCTCTCGTCAATGATATACAGAGACGATGGTAGCGATGAGCCCAAAGCTAAAGCACGGGTAGATGATGATGACAACGATGAACCAGTTGACGACTTAGACGATGATTCTAAAACAGATACAAATGATTCTAAAATAGACGATGATTCCACGGATGATACATCTAAAACAGATACAGATGATTCTAAGACAGATGATGATTCTTTAGAAGATTTAAGTCAGTATGAAGGAGAGGTTAGTGTTTATTTTGCAACAGACTTAGCTGAAAAATTAGGTATTGAATTACCAGAGGATTTAGAAGTTAAAAAATTAGACGACGTAGTAGAATTATTAGTTCAAGTTGTTAAAGAAAACTCTAAGCCTACTTTTGCAAATGAAGAACTTGAAAAACTAAATAAATTTGTTACTGAAGGTGGAGATATTAAAGAATATTTTACAGAGGTATACAGTGGTTCTTTAAATCTTGATAATATAGATATATCTGTAGATAGGGATCAAAAATCTATTCTTAGGGAACATATGTTAAATCAAGGATATAAAGAAGAGAAGATAGAAAGGGCTCTTAGTCGTTATGAAGATGCAGGTGTTCTACAAGATGAAGCTGAAGAAGCTCTTGAATTAGTAAAAGAATTCAGAGAAAAAAAAGCAAAAAAGCTATTAGCAGAACAAGAAAAGTTTGCGTTGGATGAACAAAAAGCGAAACAAGAGTTTGTTGATACAGTATATAATACTGTAGGGCAGATGAAGACTATTAGAGGATTAAATATATCTGATTCTGAAAGGAAAGAACTTTTAGATTATATGTTTAAAACTGATAAAACAGGTTTAACTGCAATGCAAAAAGATTATCAAAATCCTGAAAAGAGAATCAATAACTTAATTGAGACTGCATATTTTATGAAGTATGCAGAAAAAATAATTTCAGAAAATAAAAAACAAGGCGAGAAAAAAGCTTACGACGAGATTCGAAAAAAGTTTAAAGCAGGTAAAGACAAGCGTAGCGCTGGGGGCAATACGGGTTTCAGTGGAACTTCAGAACCTCTCTTTAAGATTGGCGCCTTATTAAATAAATAATAACTAAATTTTAACACAAAATGATTGACAATGTTCTTAACAATTTGCAGATCTACAAAACAAAGTGGACTTCAGATTTAAAAGACGAGGCAGAACTTTCAAGGTTACTCTTAACTGCTCCTCATAAAATGCCGGGTATTATATCGAACATATTTGGCCGTTTCGATCAAGGTAGTGTTCTTGATTACATTACAAGCGGTATGGGCCGTACGACTGTAATAGAGAATTCTGTTTTTGAATGGGATGTAATGATTGAGCATGATAAGGCAATCGTTATTAAACGTGCAGTATACAATGGTGCAGAAATTACTTCTAGCAACCTTGGTGTATACCCTGGTTTAGCTGGTTCTACATTCCAAGTTTGGGTCGCTGAAAAGTGGTTTGGACCTGGTGCTGTTGTAGAATTTGACGATAATAAATTTCAGGCACGTGTAATTGGCGAACCTTATATGGATGGTAACGATTACGTTTATACACTTACATGTGCAGACGGGAAAGAGGAATCTTTCGTTATGCCTTCGCTTTTACTTCCTGGTTCTAGGATTAGTCGTCTAGGATCTGTTTATGAAGAATGGAGCGATGAGGCTGACATCTTTAATGCTCAGACTCCCTTCAAGCTTCGCAACCAACTTACTACAACTCGTGCTTCTTATGACATAAGCGGCGATGCTTTCTCAACTGTAATGGTAATCTCTATGAGGGATCCTCAGACTAAGAAAGAAACCAAATACTGGTCAGTGTATCAGGAATGGACTGCTTGGCGTCAATGGTATGAGCGTCTTGATAGGATGATAGTTTATATGAAATATAATGCTGCTTCTGATGGTACTATTTCTATGAAAGGTACTAATGGACGTCCTGTTCGTATTGGTGCTGGTTTCCTTGAGCAAATTGCTCCTGCAAACAAGCGTTCCTATACTACTCTTACTTTAGAGATCCTTGATAGTTTCTTATCAGACCTTTCTTATAATATTAAAGGATTCGGTGAACGTAATTTTGTCGGTTTATCCGGTGAAATGGGTTTACGTGAATTTGATAGAGTTCTTAGAGATAAGGCCTCTGGTTATACACTTATGGATCATTCGTTCTTTATTAGTGGTTCTGGTCAGGAGTTAACACTCGGTGGTCAGTTCGTAACTTATAAAGGGCTTAATGGTATTAGTATTACACTTAAACATTTACCAATTCTCGATGACGTTATTCATAATCGTAAACTTCATCCTGTTAGTGGTAAACCGTTAGAATCATATCGTATACTTATCGTTGATACTAGTATGCGTGATGGTGAATCTAACTTACGTAAAATAGTTCGCAAAGATCGTGAACTTGTTGTATGGCATACCGCTGGTTCTGTTGCTCCTGGTTCAGGACATGCAAAATCAATCAGCACTCTTCGTTCAAATGCTAAGGACGGGTACTCAGTACACTTCCTTTCAGAGTTTGGCGTAATGCTTGCTGATCCTACTACTAGTGGCGAACTTTATTGCGACGCTGAATAATATCGAATGTGATGAGGGGTGATTAATTATCACCCCAACATTCTTTTGTTTAACTTAAAAATCTATAACTATGCAAGTTATATTGCGCCCAATAGGCTGGAATAAATGGTCAGGTATATTAAAATATAAAAATTGTTTTGATGATCTAGGACCTTATTTAACAAGATCTGGTGCTTTGTACACAGGTCTTACATTAGAAGATGAAAAAAGATTAGGTTCAATACTTGGACTTGATTTATCTAGGAATGCTTTAAATCCATTTTGGACTAATTTTAGAATTAGAACTTCTGTAAATGATATTATTTTTAATACAGAGGATCCATTAGATGAATTAAAATATTTGTTTGCCAAAGGACACAAGAGAGTTAAAACTTCTCTTTTGGAAAATAAGGCAACTGCAGATTTTGTATTAATTAATAGGGATGAAGAAGCTAAAGTAGAAAATAGTTTTAATAGAATTAAGCGAGAAGCTATAAAAGAATTTGATAAGTTAACTGCTACAGAAATACGTAAAGCATTAAGACTTTTTGGTTATAATGCTGATAGTATGTCTGCAGAGGTTGCTGAAAATAGATTGTATACTTTTATAGAAGCAAACCCTCAAAAATTTATGGATAGATGGGTAAACAATAAATCTCGTGAAATAGAAGCCTTGATTGAAACAGCTATATCTAAAAATATTATTCGTAGAAATAAGAATATATATAAATATGGTTCGGAGATTATAGGTAATAGTCTAGAAGATACTGTAAACTACTTAATGAGTCCTAATAATCAAGATATCCGATTAGCAGTAATGAACGCTTGTGACACTAAGGATTATTATGTTACAGGTGAGTCTTCGGAAGAAGATATAGAAAAATCTATAGAATCAGAGATGACTCCTAAACAAAAAGGTAAAGTAAAAAAAGAAGTAAACAATGACTAAATCAGAAATGCATATTGCATTTAAGATTGAACTTGATAAAGTTGAATCATTACAATATCCTGCTTTTTTGGCTGCTGAAATAGACTATTTTTTTGATAGAGCTCAAGAGCAGTTTATAAAGAGTAGATATAATGGTAATAATCCAACTGGTACTTCTTTTGAACAAAGCCAAAAGAGAATTGATGATCTCAGGTTCCTTGTGGTGGAAGATACATTATCAGCATTATTTGATGATGATATTGTATCTCCTCCCTACACGGGACCAAAAATATCTGAGAAACCAAACTGTTATGTAGTAGATTTAACAGATGTTGCTGCAGATGACCCATATATGTTT